ACGGCACTATCGGAGTGGGAAGTACTGGAATCAATTGGTATATGGAGGTGACCTTCAATGCCGGCGCAACCAATAACACGGCAAATGAGATCCTGCGTAAAATAGTAACGACAATGTTTAATGCCAGGGAAGATGGTGCGGGAGAAGGAGTACAAACAGGAAGATTGCCATATGATACACTTAGACTGATTGAGACGATTGATAAAAACACGGGATTATGAGATGGCCTAAAGATACGATAGTGATAAAGAAACTTACGACAACAGTTGATGCCAATGAGGATATAACAGAATCCTATGATTCCGGTACAACTGTTAAAGCTATTGTGAAACATTTAGACGGTACACGCTATTTGAAAGCAGAGGAATTAATTGATAGGTCTATTTATAGTGTGGAATGTTTTGATAACAACTTTCCCAATAGCATAAAAATTGAATACGGTGGATTGACATTATATCCGATAAGACCCTGGACGAAAAACCAGGACCGGTCAATGATGATAATTGCAAAGATAATAATGGCAACAAAAGTATGAATCCGCTGGTAGACATAAAAATTGAGGGCACGGAACAACTGCTGAAGGGTTTTGAGAAGTACCGCAAAGAAGCCAAAAAGGCTATCAAGAGAGGAATAGACAGGACAGCAATAGCCATTGAATCGGATGCTAAAACCAGACTGGAAGGAGGATTAGGAGGACAGAGAAGGATAAAGACTAATAGGTTAAGGGCCAGTACTCATGCTGAGATGAAAATGGGAGAATCTCATGGGGAATATGCTCTTAATGAGACTATTGCCGATAATGAATCCGTGGCAGGAACAAATGTTTTTTATGGACCTTTCATTGAATTTGGAACTAAATTCATAAAGGCAATGTCTTTTTTGGGATTCGCAGCAGTCCGACAGGACAAGTTATTACGACAAAGAGTGGAGGAAGAACTGAATAAAGTGACGAGAGAATGAGCACAGCACATGTGGACATATCGTATGATCTGATACAGGGGATATATACCGTATTAAAAGCCAAAGTCATCTATGGAGGTATTACATATCCCGTTCATAAGAGCATACCCAAACCGCCACCATCGATCTATGTATGGATAACAGAGGTATTAAATGATGAGGATGGCACGAAGGATGCATTTATATACTACGGCACGGTCCAGGTAAGGTTAATAAATGAAGGCCAGCAAAGGGCCGACAAGAAGAAAATACAAGGCATCATGAATGTGGTCAGGGGATTATTACAACCAAGTAAGGGATCGACTTTCAGTTGTGGATCCAGGAACCTTATTGTTTTTTCTCCAGGACCAACCAATGAATTTACCGAAATAGCAGATAATGGCATTGTAAGAATGCAACTAATTGATATATATAACTTTATAATTGAATGAGATGGCAAAGATTAATGGAACTCTGTATTGTACGTATAGCGGAAGCGATAAACTTCTGCATACCGATAATTCTTCACTTAATGTTGATGTTGATCTCCCCGATGTTACTAATAAGGAGAGTGCGGGATGGGCCGAACACATAAATGGACTTCGCAACTGGTCGATAGATTATTCAGGACAGTATGATGAGGTGGGAAGTGGTATCACACCTGATGAGATATTGGCAGCAATAATAGCCAGGACACCTGATACTGTTATTTATTTCAAACCTGTAAGTGGTGGAACTACAGGATGGACTGGAAATGGCACATATAAAAATATCAAACTCGATGTGCCATGTGAAGGCAAGGCTGGATATTCGGGATCCATCGCTGGTAATGGCGCATTAGCAGAAGCATAGTCATGGGAAAGATTAATAGCACATTAGTAGTGTTCTATGCTGACGGAGTGGCTATCGCCTTACAGCGAGGTCTATCCATAAGTGTAGATGCAGATCTTCCCGATACCACAAACAAGGAATCAGGAGGATGGGCTGAACATATGCTTGGCCTGAGAAATACTTCACTTGACTTCGATGGATTATTTTCCACAACAGGTCTATCGGCAGCGGACCTTCTTGTTTATATAACAAGCAGGACATCATTATTAATGTCAATAGTGGGAGGGATAACATACCCTATTCTCGGGAAAGTCGATATAAACTCTATCAAGTTAAATGCTTCCCATGAACAACCCTTCGCTCTTAACGGAAGCATGAAAGTGAATGGCGCTTTATTTCAACTGAAAGGGAATAATGCCAATCTGATAACAGATCCGGATGCTGGTGGAAAAGATTATGAGACTTTTGACTTATCGGGGATAACGATAACATCAGCTATTAATGCTGGGGGATCTGCTTATGCAAATAGTAATACTATCAATATTACTTCCGGGGATATTATCAAAGTCGCTGTTTTCCTTATCCTTAATACCGGAGAGGCCCCGACTGTAGGTATATGGGATAATACCAGTGCATATATATCGAATCAGGTTCAACTAGTTGCAGGACTTAACATAATCACCCTGACGACTACCGGAACAGATGCCTCATCCTCATTGAGACTATCCAATACGGGTGCTGCCAACTGGTCATTAACACCACTTTATGCTTTTAAAGATAATGGATAAACCAGGCATAATAAAATTAAGGATGCCATTTAAATATGGGCCATTCCTACGAGAGAAGGAGGTGCCATTCCTATTTAAGATTATGACACTGGAGATGATTTGTGAACAACTAGGAGTGGAATTCGGTGAGATGTTCGATACAAAAAAGATCCAGATGAATGATCTGATGATTTCAATTATTTGGAATGGTTATCTGTCAGCTTGTAAAGAATTATATAAGAAGCCGAAATACAATTATCAGCATGTTATTATCTGGCATGAAAACATGAACCAAAAAATTAGGGACCAATATATGGCTCAAGTAATAGAACTATTCGGCAGTCTTAAAGGAACAAAGACCAGTAAAACTAAAATGACTCAAGCCGAAAAAAAAAAGTGAGTCTTGACAGATTTCGTTCTTTCGCATTAGGGGAATTGGGATGGTCATTACACCGATGGCAGTTATCCACATTATATGAATTTAACCAGGCAGCAGAAGGATACTGGAGAAATTGGGAACGTAATACAGCATGGCTGATGAGAGAAATAGTATTCACATTAATAACCGGCAATCCTAATATAAAACAAGGCGACAAGCCTATTAACCAGATGGAATTATGGAGTATAACGGATGATAAAAATGTGATAGAAAAGAAAAGAGAGAGATGCAAAACCACGCCGAAAGAACTCGACAGAATTAAAAATATGCTTTTTGAAGGACTGAACAATTTAAAAAACAAACAGTAAATGGGCTTATTGAATAATTTACTCGTACGTATCAGAGGTGACAGCACATCCCTTGATAAATCACTTGATGGTGCCGAAAAGTCTGTTAGTAGTTTTAAAACAAAAATATTTGCTTTAGGTACTACCATTACTGGAGCAGTTGTCGGTGCATTTGCTATTTGGAAGAAAGCAATGGAAAGTACTGAAGAGACTGCAGATAAGTTAGAAATTCTGACAGCAAAATTAAAAGGAGGTTTCCAGGGATTAATGCAGACTATTGCGACAGGTGACTGGAGTGGATTGATTGATAATATAACAAAAACAGCAAAAGCATATAGAGACTTGGCAACGGCCAAAGATGAAATGGAGCATACAGAAGCTTCAAATGTATTAAAAAAATCCTATTTAGAAGCAAATCTTCAAGCATCAAGATTGGCATTTGCAGGCGCAACAGATCCGGCATTAAAAGCACAATATCTATCTGAGGCTATTGCTGCACAAAAAGCAATAACAGACATTAATGTCAGTGAGATTAATGCAAGAACAAATGCTGCTGAAGAATCATTCAGGACATTAATGGGACTTGACAAAGAATCTTCTGATCTGATGATAATGAATGTACGAAAGATTGCAGGTAATTATGAAACTTTTTATGGGAAAAATGGACAGTTTATGTTACTGCAGATTCAAAAATCAAATTTTGCATACAAAGATCAATTAGGTATACTAACAGAAGTTGAAAAGGCACAATACAGACAAGTTAAAGCAGCAGTAGCAAATCTGGAGGTTTTTGATGAATTACAAAAAAATATGGCTCCAGGTGTCTTTATGGAATATGTTAAAGATTTGGGAGCCTATAATAATGCAATAGCAGAAGGAGATCAGGCAATATTCAGGTTAACAAAAACACTTACAGGACTTGAAGGGAAATTAATTGATATTAAAAACATTGCAGGTCCCTCAATAGTTCCGATTGCACATTTGTTAATTCCACAATTAGGACCAACACCAGGTGCAGCAGATATTTTGGCCCCGGCTCCAAAGATGCCAGGGGCAAAAGATTATACCGAGGAGTGGCAAAATACATGGAATGATGCAATAAGTGAGGTTACCAATTTTATGTCGGAAGCCTTTACTGATGTATTTACAAAGATCGGTGAAGGATCATTTGAAGGATTTGGAAAGACCCTATTATTAAGTTTTGGAAAACTTGTGGCTAATTTAGGTAAGATGCTTATGTCCTTGGGTACAACCATGCTCCTGGCATTGACATTATTAAAAATTCCGACAATACCCACAGCCATAGCAGCTATTGCAGCCGGAGCAGCAGCGATGGCAATAGGAGGACTGATGATAGGAGCTGCAAGTCATGGAGGTGCATCTATGTCCGGAGGTGCCACAGCCAGTAACTATGGGAACGCAACACAACAACAGTATATCAATGTAAATGTAAAGGGGACGATAAAAGGCAGAGATATTGAATTATCACTTCGTAGGCAAAGAGGATTGTAATGGGATGGGCAATTAAATATAGGACGGAATTCAAAGAATTATCCGGAGTAAACTGGAAGGTTGACATTGAATATAAAAATCTATATGGTTTTCTTTATAATTGGTATGCAGCAACGGATGCCAGGAATATAGCAGCATCAGGATCACATGTACCTACAGATACAGAATGGGCGACATTATCGACATGGCTCGTAAATAATGGCTACGGTTATGGGGGTAGTGGTACGGATATTGGTAAGGCAGTTGCTTCAACATCAGGATGGAAATTAGATGGTGCGGCAGGAGCAGTAGGAAACGATCAGGCAAGTAATAATGCAAGTGGATTAAATAGTAAGCCATGTGGATGGCGTTATAAGACTGGAGTATTTACAACAGATTCAAATGAAACTTCACAGTGGTGGAGTGCAACAACCAGAACAACATCAACAGCATGGTATAAATTTTTATTTTATGCCTCTATATATTTTTACAGGGATTATTATGATAAGAAGTCTGGCTTTTCTATAAGATTGATGGCAGATTCTACTACCTTAAGTGACGGAGAAATCGGCTCTTATATTGGTAATGACGGTAAGGAATATCCGACTATTTGTATAGGGACACAGGAATGGCTGGCAGAGGATCTCCAGGAAACAAAGTACAGGAATGATGATAATATCCCTAATGTAACTGACTCATCCTCATGGGCAGCATTAACTACCGGTGCATATTGTACTTATAACAATGAAACTGAAGAATCCAATTTAATAAATTTAATAGCAGCAGGAATACCCCTAAACTTCGAATGGAATAATGAATCAGATGACGTATTTGATCCCATCCGTCCCAGCAAGGCAATTATAAATGTCAAATCGATGACCAATTTTACCTTAACTGAACTATATTCCGTGGAAGATATGCAATATAGAGTTAGGATCTACCAGAATGATACACTTTTTTGGATGGGATATATTATTACAAGGGATTATTCAGAGCCATATGAAGATGTACCTTATACGGTAACAATCAAAGCCTCCTGTGGCCTTGAAGTTTTATCAGACATTCTATACGATAATAATGGCGAATATTATAATGGCAGGAGATTTTATAGCCAGATGATTATCGACATTCTCAGGAAGATAGGCTATACTGGTTTTACCGAGTATATAAATATTTACGAGGGAGCGATGGCACATACCACATCTGACTCTCCTTTGGACCAGTTAAAGATTGATGTTGATGTTTTCCGGGATATGTATTGTGATGAAGTTTTAAAAGAATTGTTGAAGATATTCAATGCTCGTATAAAGCATAAAGACGGAACATTTGTCATCTATCGGCCCGTGGAACTTGCAGAAACTACAGTTTACGGTCGGATCTTTACGGCAACAGAAACGCATAGTAGCACAAATTTCTCCACAACAAAATATATTAAACGAATCAGCCATAGTTCTACTCTTAAACAAGTGCCAGGTGGTGAGGAAATGATCCAATCGCCCGCTAGAAAAATAACAATAAACCAAAACTATGGAAATAAAGATAGTTGGCTCGATAACTATGAGTTTAAGGGTGAGACATTCGATGGAACTAATTTTAAATACTGGACCCAGGCAACAGGATCAAATGTAAAACTCATAACGGATATAATATCAGGAGAGACTGATGGAGTCTTTATCGATTCCAATAGTTCATCATATGAATATTATCTCGAACAGATATTCGGATCAGCATCAAGATATAGTTATACAGATGAACTTGTGTTTGAATTTGACTATTTGCTTTACAACTCTTCGGGAAGTCCACAAGGTAATGTGCCATTTTACATTTATATAGAATGCCATACAACAGTTTACAATGGTAGTTTATATGAATGGGATGAGAATGAATGCCAATTTACAATACCACCTGTAGTTATCACCATTCAGAATACTTCCCCGGTAGGTAGTTCAGGATGGTACCATTGGAAAAGGAAAATAGCAGG